TTACATGGTCAAATAATAAAAACAGATATATTCACAGTTAATTACTCAGAAGAGTACCAACAACCTTTATGGTTAGAATATAAAGTGCAATGCCCAAATGGTCATGCTGAAAGAAAAGGTATGAATTTTTGGGTACCTAAAGGAGTAAAAACTTCTGACAATGATGATTATGCTAATAATATCTATGATAAGGGTCACTTAGCCCCAGCAGCAGCTTTTAACTGTGATAAAAAAACACTATATAAAACATTTTCATACTTAAATTCAGCTTTACAACATGAAGGATTAAATAGAGGACAATGGGCAAGACTTGAATCTTTTGAGAGAAGTTTAGCTAATTTTTTTGAACAAGAAGTTAATGTAAGAGTAGATGTGTTATTTGAAGGAAAATTAAAAAAAGTAAAAGGTGGAGCTACTATACCTAGTGGATTTAGAAAAACAATAACAATGGGTAAAATTTCTAAAATATTTGAATTTCCTAATAAGAATACAAGTGGTACAAATTGGATAGATTATCTTAAAAATTAAATATATTATGAGTGAAGTAAAATCTTATTGGACAGCAACAACATCTATAGAAAATTTAAATATTAAATATATTTTAGTATGAGTAAAGGAAGACCACCATCACTACCACCACCACCTATAGTAGTGGTTTATAGAAAAAGAGAAAAAGGAAAAGCTTATATGTCTGTATTTGAAAATACAAATGTAGACTCAATATTAAATGGAAGAAAACATAATCCTTTAATTCCGTCTAGTTATATAATTGAAGAAATTGGTGTTGGATCTTTTTTTATAAAAGAGTATCAAAGAAGTTATAAAATAAATAAAATAAAAGAGTTATAAAAAAATGGAAATAAATAAACGTTATTTAAATTGGAAGGATGTAGAAGATTTAATTGATATTTTACACTCAAATATTCTTGAATCCGATTTTAATATTGAACGAATATATGGTATACCAAGAGGAGGACTTATCCCAGCTGTTTTACTCTCTCATAAAATGGGTATTCCATTAACAAATTATGCTTATACAAAAAATTCCTTAATTGTAGATGATATTTGTGATAGTGGAAAAACCCTATCAGAAATGTTAGCCCCTAACCCAACAGCTGTTTTACATTATAAACCACATACAGCTAACATTACTCCTAATTTTTACGCTAGTAAATTTGGTAGTAATGATTGGATTGTATATCCTTGGGAAGTAAAAGATTCAAAAACTATTCAAGATTATAAAATTTAAGCTTGGCCTTAGTAAATAAAATTGTTATATTAAACCATATGGAAAACGAAAGAAGAAAAAAACACACTGACTTAGAAGTTGTAAAAGTAGGATATGCTAATGGTGTATCTCATAATTTCCCATTATCTGATAAAGATAAACAGAAGATGATTAAGAAAGCTGCTACTGCTTATGGTAAGTTTTTAGATGCCTTAGATTGTGATTGGCAAAATGATCCAAACTCAATGGAAACACCTACAAGAGTAGCTAAAGCATATGTAAATGATTTATGGGCTGGTAGATATACAGCAATGTCTAACATTACTTCATTCCCATCAGATGGTTATGATGGGATTGTAATTGAAAGAAATATTCCATTAACTTCAATGTGTTCACATCACCACCAAACAATTAGTGGGGTAGTTCATATTGGTTATATAGCTGGAGAAGAAGGTCAAGTAATTGGATTAAGTAAGTTAAATAGAATTGTTGAGTTATTTGGTAGAAGAGGAGCAATTCAAGAACAACTAACATCTGCCATTCATGGAGCTGTAGATAAAATTACAGAAGGTAATTTAGGAGTTGCTGTAACAATAGTAGCTGGACATAATTGTGTGTCTTGTAGAGGTGTTAAACATCAAGGTGCTTCAATGGTTACTACTAAAGCATCAGGAGCATTTAGAGACGACACTAATAATGCACGTAAAGAATTTTTTGATTCACTAAAAATAAATAATGGAGGACACCAAATTTAAAAAAGATTTAGTAAAACTTATAGAAACTGAGTTAGAAGGAAATCTAACAATTCTTATAGATCCTAAACAAAAGAATAGTTTTAGTCAAGCTAGAATTAACTCTTGGAGAGACTTAGTTAGTGAGAGAATTCTAAGATATATAGATTTACAATTAAAAAATAAAAAACAATAAGCTATGAGTAAAAATGATGTGCCATTTGTAAATGAAGTAGAGGAGTTTAACTTCACTATGGGCAAACCTAACAACTATGAACCAACAATTCCAGCGAAAAAAGAATGGCAATTTGTTTATGATTTCATTCTCGAAGAACTTGAAGAATATAAAGAAGCCTGTGAGAAAGGGGATATTGTTGAGGTTCTTGATGCTTTATGTGACATTACCTATGTTTCCTTGGGGAATGGAGCTATGTTACATGGTCTTAAAGATAAAGTACGGCCAGCATATCAAGAAGTACAAGCGTCAAATATGTCCAAGGCTTGCACAAGTGAAGAAGAGGCACAAGAGACAGTTGAAGTCAGGTCTAAAGAGCAAGGCGAAGCATGTCACTATGAAAAGGTTGGTAAATATTATATCGTCTATAGAACACGAGATAAAAAAGTCATGAAGAATATCAACTACTTTAGACCAGATTTATCTCAATTTTTTACAGAAAAAGAACTAAAGCAAAACTAATCACCCCTATATATTTAATAAAATTAGCTTGGCTTTATGTCAGGCTTTTTTTATCTTATATTAAATAAAAAGGTTATAAATGTCATATAAAAAATGTTACGCTGAACGTCTAAATTATAATACTTATAAAATACATCTTTGGGAAGATAAGGGTTACCAACTTTTAGAATGGAAAAATCAAGTCTATAAAGAATGTGATGAGTATGATTCTACTTACATGGGACTAAATGGAGAACCATTAAAAAAAGTGATGAAATGGCAAAGGGAAGATCCAAAACTTCATTTCCATGATGTTACTCCATATCAAAAATTTCTAATTGAAAAATATGGTATTGATGATACTCCATCTACAACTCATAAAGAATGTTTCTTTGATATTGAGATTGAGATGGGAGAAGCACTTACTCCTGAATATATTAGATCAGCACCTAAGAAGGTAACATCTATTGCTTGGTATGATCTCCAAATTGATATGTGGTATATTATTATTTTAGATCCTAAAAACCAATTAAAACATTATCATGCTAAAAATAAAGAAATTATTCCTGTTGAAAGTGAAAAAGAATTACTAGCTAAATTCTTAGAACGTTTTAGAGAAATGGATCCTGACATATTAGTCGGCTATAATAGTGATTACTTTGATATACCTTACCTATATTATAGAATATGTAACGTTTTAGGAGAAGAGTGGGCCGCACATTTATCCCCAATAGGTATAGTTAAAGAAAGAAAAAACTATAAAACAGGTGAATTTTGGAATACTGACCAACCAATAGAAATAGCTGGAGTTCAGTCACTTGACTATATGAGAATGCATAGGAAATATAGTTGGGAGGATGAACCAAGTTGGAAGTTAGATGCTCTAGGAGCTAAATACACAGGCTTAAATAAAATTGAGTATGAGGGTTCATTAGATAGATTATTTGAAGAAGACATATTTAAGTTTATTCAATACAACTTTAGAGATGTTGAGATTTTAGTTAAGTGGGATGAGAAATCACAATATTTAGCCTTAACTAAAAACTTAGCTCATAAAGGAAAAATTAATTACAGTGATGTATATGCATCATCTAAAATACATGATGGAGCTATTTCAGCTTACCTATTAAGTGAAGGATTAGTTCCACCTGCTAGAGATAGAAATCCTATAATTAAAGAAAATTACGCTGGGGGTTATTTATTTTGTCCTAAAGCAGGAATATACAACTATATGTTTGATGAGGATTTAACATCACTATATCCTTCAATAATTATGTCTCTTAATATTGGAAAAGAAACATTAGTTGGAAGGATTATAGATGTTAATGATAGAAATAATCGTTTAGGTTTAAATGATTTACTTGCTAGAGATCCTAATGAAGAACTTATTATAGAAAATAAAAAAAGAAAACGTACTACAATTACTGTTGAAGGATTAATTAAGCTAATCCAAGACATGAACTTATCACTTTCAGCTAATGGAGTATTTTATAGAACTGATAGAGAATCTGTATTATCAACTATATTAAATAAATGGTTTAATGAAAGAGTTCAATATAAAGGTGAAATGAAAAAAGCATATAAGTCTGGAAATAAAGAAGGTGGTGAAAAATATCACTTACTACAATATACAATGAAAATTCTATTGAATAGTTTATATGGTGCTACAGCTTTAAAAAGCTTTAGATATGGAAATGTAGTTCTAAGTGAATCAATTACCTTATCAGGACAACGTATTATTCAAGAATCAGCCTTAGCTGCTAATCGCCATATGAATAAGGTTATGAGGGGTGAGGAAGATTTGGCTTTTTAGGATATTTTACTTATATTATATATAATGAATAAGTTAGATTTACATGGAGTAAGACATCATGAAGTACAACAAGTAGTTGATCAATTTTTATCTAAACATTTATATAATAGTACTAATGAAGTATCTATTATTATAGGTAATAGTGATAAAATGAAAAAAATTGTTGATAATGTTTTAAAAGATTATAACCTAAAATCAGAATATAGTTATTTATCCAAAGCTGAATTAAAAGTTAAATTATAAAAATAAAAGTTATGTTAAGTAAGCAATCAATTAGAGGTAATGTCAAAATTTCATTAGATGATGAAATATTAACTAAAATCCAAATTCTTGAATTTAATAAAGAATGGAGTGAAAAAGAAGAATTACTCTTTAGAAGAATGTTAAAACAAGGAGGAGCTATTAAAATTAAAGGTAGAAAATTTGAAATTGAGATTGAAGAAAGTACTACTATGAATAGTAGAGGTAATACTGATGCTCCAATTATTCCAATGGACACTACTGGAGACAATGTAGATCCAAATTATATAAGAAGATAATGAAGCATATAGAAGAAGTTCCATGGTGGATATGTGATGAAGGAGATTATAACTTCTGTTCCTATGTTGATACAGACTCTAATTATTTCCATGCTGAACCTCTCTTAAAACATCTTAATCCAGATTTTGACAATTTAGATACTAATGAGAAAGATGATATGCTTGAAAAAGTAGCTTTACAATATCAAGATATCATAACTAATTCTTATGACAAGTTAGCTAAAGAGTGTTTTAATGTTCCAGAACATAGACTTGAAATGAAAACTGAGTGTGTTATTAGATCAGCTTATTTTAGATCAACTAGAAGATATGCTCAATGGATTACAAAGTCTGAAGGAATAGCTGGAGAAAAATTAGATGTAAAAGGTTTAGAATTTAAAAAATCTAATTTCCCACCAGTGTTAGGTGACTTTTTTAGAAATGCTTTAATTGATGTTCTAAAAGGAACTCAACAAAAAGAAATAGATAGTCGTTTATCTAAGTTTAAAACTGAAATATTAGATGGATCTGTTCCCTTAATAGATTTAGGTAATCCAACTGGAGTTAAAACTTTAAATAAATACTTAGAACGTAAGCCTAGAGCCGGAGAAATGTTTTCAGTTATGAAAAAAGGTGCTCCAGCAGCTGTTAAAGCTGCTACTGCTTATAATGACTTACTTAGATTTTGGGGATTAAGTAAAGATCATTCATATATTGTTCAAGGAGACAAAGTTAAGTATATTTACTTAAAACCAAATCCTTACCAAATAAATGCTATGGCTTTTATGAATTTTGATATGCCTAAGAAAATTGAGGATTTTTTAGAAAAATATGCTGATAGACAAAAGGTATTTGATAGTATATTATTAAACAAATTAGAGGGATTTTATGATGATTTAGGATGGAGCTTAAATCTAAACCCATATAAAGATATATTTTTTAATTTTAATTAAATATGATAAACAAATTAACACTACAATCCATAATTAACAAGTATTATCTTGGTGAGAATGAATCTGTTAAATGGGATATTGAAGATAAGACATTAGAAATAAAATTCATGTCTCTTAATAAAGAAGTTATTGGTAAATTAGTTCATAAGAACTTTGATTTAGAAGACAGTGAATTAGCTATTTTTGACACTAAAAAACTTCTTAGCTTACTTAACATCACAACTGGAGATGTACTTCTTGAATTAGAAAAAACACATAAAATATTTACCAAAATATCTATCTCAGACCAAGATTTTAACTTATCTTATGCTTTAGCAGATACACATTTAATAGGTAAAGTAGGTACTGTATCTGACACAACCTGGGATGTGAATATAAATTTAGAGAAAGAGCATGTAAGTAATTTAGTTAAAGCTAAATCAGCATTAAGTGAAATTGACAATATGATTATCACTACTGAATTAGATTTAAATCAAGAGTTAATGTGTAAGTTTACATTTGGTGATGAACATGGTCACAATAATAAAATTACCTACCAGCTATATGGAGATATAACTGACCAAAATCTTAAATTACCCTTTAACTCAAATCTTTTTAGAACAATTCTTAATGTAAATAAAGACTTAGACTCTGGTGTTTTAAGAATAAGTTCAAAAGGTCTAATGAAATTAGAGTTTACAAGTGGTGACACAGTTTGTGAATATTATTTAGTTAGAAAAGAAAGTACTAATTTCTAAAATTTGCAATATTTATACCAAAATTATTTGGCATCCCCATTAAAGGATGTTATATTTAGTTATATATAAAAATAAATGTTATGAGTGAAAAGAAAAAAAGAGGTCGTCCCTCTAAAGACACTAATGATTCAACATACTCTGTTATTAGAGATCCTTTAATGGAACCTTATTTTATCCAAAAAGATCGTTATAACTTTACAGTTATGGAAAGAGTTACTCCAACTGTAGGTTTTGCCGGTAGGGAAGCAAAAGGTAAAGAACTTGAACGTCCTATAGCTTATATGACTACCTTTAAAAGTGCCTTATGGAGAATTTCTAAATTAAAATTTTCAAATGAAACTAAAGGAGAATATAATTCTATAAAAGAATATATGGATGAATGGAATACTGTTAAAGATGGTATAGATAATTTATTAAATAAAATCAAAGTATAAATATGAATTTAAAAGCAAAATTTGATGCGGTTATTGTTAAACCGTTAGAAGAACAAGAAACAACATATGGTTCTATTATAGTCCCAGATGCTGGAAAAGATAGAAATATACATGGTGAAGTTATAGCTGTTGGTCCTGGTAAACATACTGTTACAGGAGAATTTTTAGAAACAACAACTAAAATAGGAGAAACAGTAATTTTACCAACTATGGGATTTACAAAATTAGAACATAAAGGTGATGAATACTTTATAGGAGCTGAAAGTCAAATCCTAGCTGAAGTTATTCAAGAAGATTAAATTTAAATATAAGTTATAAAAGATGAGTAAAAAACAAATTGAATTTGGAGCAAATGCTCGAAAGAAAATTGTCAANGGAATTGACACATTAGCAGATGCTGTAGTATCAACTTTAGGTCCTAATGGNCGTAATGTTGTCTACACAGATAGTTACAATAATGTTTATTCTACTAAGGATGGAGTAACAGTTGCTAAACAAATTGAGGAATTAGAGGATCCAATTGAAAATTTAGGAGTAAATATGGTGAAACAAGCCGCTATTAAAACTTCTGATAATGCTGGTGATGGTACTACTACATCAACTTTATTAGCTCGTGAGTTAGTTAAGAAAGGAATTTCACGTCTAAATGATGGAGCAAATGCTGTAGAGATTAAACGTGGTATTGACTCAGCAGTAGATATTGTTCTTAAAGATCTTAGTAAATTGTCAGAATCAATTACTTCAGAAGATCAATTAAATCAAATAGCAACTATATCTGCAAATAATGACCCAGAAGTAGGTAAACTTATTTCTAGAGCAATTGAAAAAGTAGGTAAAGAAGGAGTAGTACATATTGAAGAATCTAAAACNGGAGATACATATNTAGAAACAGTTGAAGGAATTCAATTTGACAGAGGATATAAATCACCATATTTTGTAGTAGATAANAATACAATGTCTACAGTGNTAAAAGATGCTTATATTTTAATTGTAAATCAACGTTTAACAGCAGTTAAAGAATTACTACCTATTNTAGAAAGTGTATCTCAATCAAATAAAGCTTTATTAATNATTGCTGAGGATATTGATGGAGAAGCATTAGCAGCTCTTATTGTAAACAAGATGAGAGGAACACTTAAAGTATGTGCTGTTAAAGCTCCTGACTTTGGNGANAGAAGAAAATTAGTTCTTGAAGACATAGCTACATTAACTGGTGGTCAAGTAGTTGATAAAGATAAAGGTATGAAGTTAGATAAATTCAACTCAAATTGGTTTGGAGAAGCTCGTACAATTACAGTAACTAAAGATCAAACAACANTTATTGATGGTGGNGGTAATGAAGATGATATTGTAGTTAGAGCTGAAGAGTTATCTGATCAAATTGAAGAATCAGAAACACCATTTGAAATGGAAAAATTACAATCACGTTTAGCTAATTTTTCAGGTGGTGTAGCAATTGTTCATGTAGGTGGAAACACTGAAACTGAAATGAAAGAGAAAAAAGATAGAGTAGATGATGCTTTACATGCTACAAAAGCTGCACTTGCAGATGGAATTGTACCTGGTGGTGGAATTGCATTACTTCAATCAAGAGAAGCTATATGTGATAAAATGCCTAAAGATGCTAGTGAGGATACTAAATTTGGGTATAACTTAGTATATAATGCATGTGGGAAACCATTTGAACAAATACTTATAAATGCTGGTTATACATCAACAGAAGCTCAAATGATTGCTCAATATAAACTTAAAGAAGAAGATAAAGGTTTATGGACAGGATATAATATCAAAACTGAGGAAGTAGTTGATATGAAGGAAGCTGGAATTATTGATCCACATAAAGTGACACGTCAGGCACTTTCAAATGCCTCATCAATTGCTGGAACAGCATTATTAACTGAAGTTGCGATTATTGACTCTCCAAAATCTGAAGACTCAACACCACAACAACAATATGACCCAAGTATGATGGGCGGTATGATGTAATATGGAAGTAAAAGAAGAAGAAGTAAATATCCTTATAGCTGAAAGAGTAAAAGGTAAAGGTGATACTTGGACATTAGTTGGGGAGGACATTGAACGTCCTTCCCTAACTGAGGCCTTAGAAGCATATTTTCAAAAAGTAGGAACTACATGCCATTTTAGATTAGAACCTCTAAACAGTAAACTTTTTGCTATATCTAATGAAACAATTGAAATAAAACCAGAGCCTCCAAAGAGATATAATATTTACGGAGACTTCTAATATTTATAACAAAAATTATATTAAAACCTTAAAAAATGAGTAACGAAAGTGAAAAAGCAAGATGGGCTAAATTAGCAGGTCTTCCAAAGAAAGAAACAAAACAACAATTAGATGAAAATGTTGTTGGTATTGGAGCTGTCAATCAGATCTTCCCAAATCGTGAACCACAAGACTATGAAATGGCTTTTGAACATTATTTAGGTGAAATGTATGACTCTAAAAAAGAAAATGTTGAAGAAGAAGAAATGTCTGCAGCTGAAAAAGAAAAAGTTGATAGAGAAGTAGATGCTGTAAGAGATGATTTAGATCAAATTTCTAAATTAGCTAAAGATGCTGGTGAAGATGCTGAAGATATCAAAGATATGGTTGATGAAGCTGAACTTCCAACTGTTGCTTTAAAAGGACTTAATAGAGATGTTAAAGATGTAAAATCTATGGCTCAAGCTATGTTAGATATATTTAAACAAGTTAATGATACAGAACAACTTGACTACTCTAAGAATTCTACTTTTAAAATGGTTTTAAATAAACTAGGAGTATTAGCTAAAACTGAAATTGAAGAAGCTGGATTTGGAAAAGGATCATCTGATGGAACTGAAGGATTTGGTGACATGCTTTATAAAGGTATGGATGAAATGTATAAAAAACATGGAAAAGATATGGTTGATGAAATTCTTGAAATGTACAAAAAATCTGAAACTAAATAACTATGTCTGAATTTAACTACAAAGATTTCTTAAAAAATAGCTCATTTCTTAATGAGGCTGAAGAAAAAGAAGAAGATAAAGTATCTGAAGATAGAATAGAAAAAGCAATTAAAGCTGTACTTAAAAAAGAAGGTGGAGCTGCTGGTTTAGATCCTATTAAAGATGCTGTTAAAGCTTTAGATGTAGATAAAGATTTTGATCTAGAAAAAACTATTAAAGATATACCTTCTGTTGAAACCCATAAAGATGGAGACATTATTGATACTGATGGTTTAAAAGAAGAAGAAGAAAATATTGAAGAAGCAGAAGAATCAGCACTATCTAGGGAAAAGAAAATGGTAATGAAACTACTTCTAGGTAAAATGCAAAAAATTGCAAATGATAACCCTGAAGAGTTAACACGTAACTTCTTAATAAAGTTAAAATTTATGATTGATGATTTAATGATGTCAGATTTTTAAGAGAATATAAAATATATAAAATTTAGCTTGGCTTTCTGCCAAGCTTTTTTTATCTTATAATAAATAAAAGTTATGAAAGAAAATACGTTATTTGTTGAACATTANCGTCCTACTAAATTAGATAATTATGTTGGTAATGAAAANATCAAAAAAGTAATAAAACAATATTTAGATCAAGATGATATNCAAAATCTATGTTTTTATGGTCCTGCTGGAACTGGTAAAACAACTTTAGCTAAACTTATAGTTAAAAATCTTGATTGTGATTATTTATATATTAATGCAAGTGATGAGCGAGGAATAGATACTATCAGAGATAAAGTAACTGGTTTTGCATCCACAGCATCTTTCAAATCTCTTAAAGTGGTTATTTTAGATGAAGCTGACTTTCTTACAATCAACGCCCAAGCTTCACTTAGAAATGTGATAGAAACATTTTCTCGCTCCACTCGCTTTATTCTTACCTGTAATTATATTGAACGTATAATTGATCCATTACAATCTAGATGTCAAACACTTAAAATTATTCCACCCTCTAAAGTAGAAATAGCTAAACATTTGGCTTGGGTATTAGGAGAAGAAAACATATCTTTTGTAGTTGATGATATAAAAAACATAGTAAACCAGTTTTATCCTGACTTACGTAAGATGTTAAATACTATCCAACTGTCGGTTATAGACGCTAAACTTAGTATAGATAAATCGGTTTTAGTGTCAAATAACTATATGAATTCACTTTTAAAGGAACTTACAAAAAAGAAACCCAATTGGAGAGAATTAAGAAAAATAATTATTGAATCTGGTGTAAATGACTTTGAGGAGTTATATAGATTCTTATTTGAATCAGCTCCTGAATATGCTCCAGGTAAAGAAGGAAGTATAGCTATTATATTAAATGAACACTTATATCAAGCAAATTTTAGGATAGACAAAGAAATAAATATATCTTCAGCTTTAGCTAAAATAGTAGAAACAATTAAACCACAAGTTATATGAATTTAGGTTATGCATGTATTAATACAATTTTAAAAGCAAATGACATTTTCACAAATAGAACTATGCGTCAAAAAACATTTGAAGCTAAAGGTTTAGATTATGTCTCTGATCTTTCTTTACAGAATGTAAAAGATTTAAAAACTCATGTGTTGTGGAATAATGAACACAATATAAAGTTATTCCGTCTTTCATCTCAAATATTTCCTTGGATGGAAAAATATGAATTTTCTGACTTAAAAGACTATGAAGAAATAAAATCATTAATGTTAGAGATTGGAGAAATTGCCACTAAAGCAAATCAACGTCTAACAATGCANCCAGGTCCTTATCATTGTTTAGCTTCACCTAATCCTAAAGTTGTAAAACGAACTATTTTAGGACTACATAAACATAGTGAGCAATTTAATATGATGGGGTTTAAACCATCTTACTACAATAAAATTAACATCCATGTAGGAGGATTTTATGGAGATAAAAAAACAACATTAGCACGTTTTTGTAAGAATTTTCATTTACTAGATGAAGATACTAAAAAACGTCTTGTTATAGAAAATGATGATAGTGCTAATGAATACTCTGTAAAAGATTTATTTGAAGGAGTTTATAAAATCATTGGCACACCAATTACTTTTGATTATTTTCATCACAAATTTAATACAGGAGAATTGACAGAAGAAGAAGCATTAAAATTAGCTAATACTACATGGCCTAAAAATGTTACTCAATGTTGTCACTACTCTGAAAGTAGAAGAAAAGAAAGAATGGATGAGTCAATTAGACCACAGGCACACTCAGACATTATATATGAAAAAATCCAAACATATGGTTTAGAGCCAGATATTGTGATTGAGGCTAAAATGAAAGAGCAAGCTATATTTAAAAGAGTAATATGAATGAGCTTAGAAAAGTAAATAATGAAAATTGGTATAGAGCATCTCAAGAAATGAGATGGGTTGAAAGAGATAATAGTGGGAAAGTTGTAGGAACTTATAAAGATAATCCAAAAATAGGTTATACTTTAACTATTGATCCTTATGACAACCAATTTCAAACAACACCTATAACTGAAATAGTAGATTTAACAGACAAAATAATCCACTTCAAAACTAAAGATGAAGAGTATAAGCTTTATTTAACTAAACACTTTCAAGAAATATTTGAAAAATTAAATAAATTATGAAAAACTTAAAAATTAGATTTATAAAAATAAATGGTAAGTACACAATGGAATTTAAAAGATTCGGATTATGGATAAAAGCTATGGTTCCAATAGGAGGATCTCATATGGAAAAAATAATTTATGGTATAGTTTTAGCTCCAACACCTTCAAAATGTTTAAATAAATATTTGTATTCAAGAAATAAATCTAAAGCAGATTATAGAATAACAGAATATCCAACTATAAAAAAATACTAATTAAACTTTTATTATACCACTTACCACACCTAAATACGTATATACAAAATATGATAACAAAATTATCAGTCAAGGATTATCAAATAAGGATATCAGTAATAATATTTGCTTTCCTATCCCCATTAATATGCCTAATATTCCAAGGATATAAACCCTCACTATCCTCATATTGGGGAACCGATATGCAACCTATATTTATTATAGCAAATGCAACTACATCCTTTTACCTATACCAGATAAAAAATTGGGAATTACCATCATTCACACTACTATTATTAACGGCATTTTCATTTGATATATTTCCGGTGCTACATAATGTCTTAGCAGGGATATTTTTCATAACCATTATTTACCCACTATATAAATCAAATCAATATAAATGGGCACTTTGGATATATATAGTATCTATGTGTATGTTGCCGTTTAGCATGTTGGTAGCCGAAATAGGAGCCATATGGACTCTATGTACGCATCAATTTTTAGTACTGAGAAAATTATATAAAATAAGTATAAAATGAGTCCTTATAAACTACTACTTAAATGGAGAAGATTTTTAGAAGAAACTCCATGGTTTAAAAAATGTTTTAAATGTAATAACATTTATCCTCTATGGTTATTTAAAATTAATACTAGTAGATTTCAACTCCCATCAGCCAAGGGAAAATGTTTTGAATGTAAAATATGTTCAAAGAAAAGAATTTGGCCTTAATAAATAAATTACTTATATTTAATAATATGAGTTTAGATAATATAGCAAAAGAAATTATTGAAGCAGTTAATGAAACTAACAATGATTATGATGCTCAGGAAGCAGTATTAGAAGTTCTACTAATTAGTTTAGTAGATTATAAAAAAGTAAATAAATAAATAAGTTATAATGGAACAACAAACACAACCACAGTTAAATTTAGATTTAAACAACACCACACCTGTAAAAGGATTTGATGGTGGACAAGTATTTGGGCAAGGAGTTATTTTAAGAAAAGTATCTAAATTTGTCTCTGGAACAGATGAGGATGCACTTTTACCTATTCCTGTATTTTATGATTTAGAAACAAAGAAAGTTTTAGTAGATTCTGTACCTAAAGAATTAAGAGAAGAGCTAAAAGATCTTACATTTGAAGCCTAACATAAATAGTATATTTGATTGGTTAAACCAACTTACATCCATTAAATCCTCTTCTGATATATTTTCAGAGGAGGATTGGAGTAAGTGGAATACTTACATGGTTCATCGTTTTGTAAGTATGAATCCTGACTATATTGAGTTAGTTAACTATGTTCAAACTATACCCTATGAAAATAAAAAACAAGTGTATAACATATACAAAGAAATGCTTCCTAAAAAACAACAATTCTTCCGCTATATAAAAGCTAATAAGAAAATGAAGAATAGAGATATGTTAGGTTATGTCTCTAAATACTTTGAATGTAGTATTAAAGAAGCAGATGATTATATTTCTTTACTTAAAAAGAAAGATCTTAAGAATATTTTAACCCAAATGGGGGTAGATGAAAAAGATCAGAAAAAAACTACTTAAAAAATGACAGCTAATAGAGACCTAGGTAAAGGTAAAAGAGAACCTTTTAGAACAAGAACTGTACACGCAACTGACTCTATTGTTGACTCAGTTATTGATCAATTTATAACAAGAGCTAGATTTGGTAAAGATAAATATGGTACTGATCTAGATAGAGAAGATTTAAGTGTATTAGATTGGATTGAGCATGCTAAGCAAGAGCATATGGATGCCATATTATATTTAGAGAAGTTGGAAAAAATATTAGGTGGCAAAAAAGTGTAATATTTATAACCATGAATAAATCTGAATTAAAACAGCTTATCAAAGAAGAACTTAAAAATATTCTTTCTGAAGAGTATCAAGATAAGTTTAAAGTTGAAGGTCGTTTAGTTACAAACATAAAAGAAAGACCCCAAAAAGAAATTTTATCTGACATTAGAGCAATTGCTGGTGTTACTATAGTTTCAACAACTGAAATTCAAGATTATAGTGAACAAAGTTTTGGTCAGTTTGCTACAATCCTTAATTTAAAAGTAGATGGTTATCCATACATTAAAACAGGAGGATTCAATAGAGAAACAATAATTAAAATAGCTGATGACATTAGAAAAGTACCTAATGTAGCAAGTTTTAAATATAACCCAGACAATATTAAACCAATATAATTATCTAAAATGAAAATTGAATCCCTAAAACAACTCATTAGTGAAGAACTTGCTAAAGTTACTAATGAAGAAAAAAGACCAGACTACCCAGATGTAGATAAAGATGGTGATAGAGAAGAGTCAATGGAAAAAGCTCTTAAAGATAAAAAAGCAGCTGAAGAAAAAGATGTAAAAGAAGCTTACGCTGATCTATCTCCTGAAGAAAGATTAAAAGTGGGTATAGAATATGACCATGAAACTATTGCTCAAGCTTATTTAAACAAAATGGGAAGAGATTCTGAACTTTCAAGTGATGATTTACTTAAGATAGGTAAAAAAGTAGTTTTTTTGAATTATGATGGTGATCTTGGTGCTGCTTACAAAGATCTTGTCAAAGAAGCATCA